TAAACAGGACCTTGATAAAGAGTCCCTTGACAATCTGTACAAACTTACCGCTGTACTTAAAGTGCTTAACAAGTGCATTGACCGTGAAGACCAGGGAATGAGTCGTGGCCGCGGCATGTCGATGGACGGTTATAGCGGAAGGTACACAAATGAATACTCCGGCAATTCCTATGATGGAAACTCTTATGCTCGTAGAGGTCGTGACGGAGATGGAGACGGTCGGTACGGCGAGAGCCGAGATAACTTTCGTGGTTATACGAATAGAGGATACGATTACCCGAGGGAATCGAGAAATTCCGGAAGAGACCGCATGGTAGACAAACTGCATGAACTGATGAACGAAGCTAGCGACGAGCAGTCTAGGATGCTTATTCAGTCATGTATCGACAAGATGTGACTACATCTTGTGTGAATATGGTAAAAAGGGTTACTTATGTAACCCTTTTACTTTACATTTCACCTAGAATACCGTATACTATAATCATAATCAAAGGAAAGGAGTGGTCATCATGAAGGAAATCATAATTGCGATTATAGGTTCTGGATTACTTTCAGGCGGTATGGCATCAATAATTTCAGTTATTGCGGCAAAACGTACTAAAAAGAAAGACGATACCGAGAAACTTGAAGTCGGATTGCGGTTGTTACTACTTTCTTCCCTCAAACGCGACGGAAAAGAAGCAATCGGTCACAAGACAATCACAAAAGATGATTATGAATCGTTCTTAGCTTCGTATAATGCTTATAAGGCATTGGGCGGGGACGGTTGGGCAGACAAAGTGTTAAAGCAAGTCAGCGAACTTCCCGTGGACTTGGACAATTGACACCGAACTACATATTATATAATACGCAACGTCATGTTGCGTATTTTTTTCCTCAAAAATATGTTGACAACTTAATTATTATGTGGTAATATTATTACATGAAATGATTAAATTGCAATTATATGTGAAAGGAGAACCATGATTACAATAACAATCGCGAAGGGTAATAAAATCAAGAACGGCAATATGAGCGCATACATCAAGTTCTCTTACAATCAGCGAATCATCGATGAAATTCGTTCATATCCTTTCAGGTATTATATACCCGAACAAACAGCTTGGGAAGTACCGATTGACCGAGTTGAGATGTTTATAAAAAAGATGAAAGATTTTGATATAAAACTTGAAGGTAATTTGAGTGTATTTAACAATAAACGTAAAGAACTTGTGTTACCTGCTGGTTTTAAATTTAAGACAAAACCGTATGAACATCAGATTGACGGTGTGGAGTTCGGTCTGAAATATGACACGTGGTTCCTAGGTGACGAACAAGGCCTTGGTAAAAGCAAGCAAGCCATTGACATTGCAGTAGCTCGAAAATTCGAATACGGTTATAAGCATTGTCTTATTGTTTGCGGTGTCAACACATTGAAGTGGAACTGGGTTAACGAAGTATTGATTCACTCCGATGAACAGCCTTGGATACTCGGTCAGAAAACCGCACGAAACGGAAGTATCAAAATAGGAAGTATGAGCGACAAGATTGCCGACTTGAACAATATCTCAGAACTTCCTTACTTCGTCATCACAAACGTAGAAAGTTTTCGTGACACCGAATTTGCAGATACTGTAAAGAAATTGTGCAATAAAGGTGAAATAAATATGTGTGTCGCGGACGAGATGCACAAGATGAAGAATCCGCAGGCGCAACAAACAAAAGGATTTTTCAAATGTTTACCCGAATGTCGTATCGGTATGACCGGAACACCACTCATGAATAACCCCCTTGACTTATACGTTATACTTAAATGGCTGGGTTATGAAAGTCACGCATTCTACAGTTTCAAACAGCACTACTGCGTAATGGGCGGTTACGGTGGATACGAAATTATCGGGTACAAGAACATGGACCAACTTACAGAGCAAATTCGCTCAATCATGTTGCGCAGACTGAAAAGTGAAGTACTCGACTTACCTGAAAAAACATATGTAGACGAATATGTGGAGCTTTTACCGAAACAAGCGGTCGTTTACAAGGAAGTTGAAACCGAAATCAAAGCCAACATCGATATGATAAAGATGGATAACAACCCTTTGGCAACATTGATTAGGCTTCGTCAGGCAACAGGATACACCGGCATACTTTCGAGTACTGTTAAAGAGAGTGCAAAGTTAGACCGAATGGAAGATTTGGTCGAGGAGGCAGTGTCGAACGGTCAGAAAGTAATCATATTCAGCAATTGGACACAAATGACAGATGCAATCGGTATGAGATTGGACAAATTAGGTGTAAGTGTTTCACAGATAACAGGCGAAACTCCCGATAATCAAAGACAAATGATTGTCGATAGTTTTCAGAATGCTGATAAACCGAAAGTGTTGATAGGAACTATCGGTGCGATGGGAACCGGACTTACACTTACTGCTGCTACTGTCGTGATATTTGTAGATGAGCCCTGGAACAAAGCCTTATACGACCAAGCAGTAGACCGTTGTCACCGTATTGGTCAGAAGAATAATATTACAGTCTACAACCTGTTGACTAAAAACACGATTGATGAGCGCATACATAACCTTATTTACAAGAAGGGAATGTTTAGCGATGCAATAATAGACGGTAAAGTGGTTGGAAATAAAACCGAAATACTCAATTACTTGCTCGGTTAACGCACAAACCACCAGCGAACGAAGCCTCTTGACCGTCGCTACACTTTATGAAAGGATTGGTACAAAGTTATGGTTAATGAAAAAATGTACAGCGCTACCGATGTGTGCGCAGAGCTGAACATATCACGTTTTACTCTAACACATTGGTATGACCTGCAGTCGAACTTACTGCGGGACGGAATGATTACAGAAAAGTATTTACCTGAGCCTGTGAGGCTTACGAATGAACGAGGCAAACCTCGAAGATGGACTCAGGAAATGGTTGACGCACTCCGTAAGTATCAGGAAAACATCGTAGTAGGTAGGAATGGTATTTACGGTATGTACACCAACCCCAACCATTTGTCCACAAGGAAATATCAAAAACATGTTGACAAGGCTTAATGATTGTGTTATAATCATTATGTAAACAAAAAACAACCACACAATAAGGAGGAAATCATGGACATTGTAAGTTTGGTAGAGAGTTTTGGCGAGGTAAAGTCGCAGTCAGATGACCTCAAAAAGCAGGCGGACAGTTACAACAAAGAACTCAAGGAGTACTTCAAACAGTTTAAAGCCACAGAAGCTTTTTCTGAACATTATCGCGTAAAGTATTCAGTAGCGGTGCAGCGCGGTTTTGACGAAGAGAAGTTACTCGCAAAGCTGAAAGAACTCGGTGCAACCGACTGTATCAAGACCGTAGAGGTTGTGGACATGAACAATCTCGAAAATGCAATCTACAACAAACGCATCGATGCCGCAGCACTCGCGGATTGCGAAACCGTCAAAGAGGTTGAGAAAATCAACCTTTACAAAAACAAGGAGGCAAAATAATGTCAGGAGATTACAAAACAGTAAGCATCAAGTTCACGTCACGTGCAAGCGTGAAAATCCGCGATAACTACTATACTTGACTTATCGAATTTGTGCTGATATACTGTAAATATAGGAGGTAATTATTATGAAAACCTGGACAGTTTATCAGCACATATTTCCTAATGGGCGTTCTTATATTGGTATAACATCTAAAGAAAACCCGTATGACCGATTTGGTAAAAATGGTAGGGAATACGGTCACTACATAGGTAACGCTATCAAAAAATATGGTTGGGAAAATGTTGAACACAAAATATTAAAAACGGGTTTAACTCAAAAAGAAGCAAATTACTTTGAAAAGTATTATATTCAATTATATAATACCCAAGCACCGAACGGATATAACATAACTTCGGGCGGAGAAGGCAGAGCTGGTTATAAGCATGTAATGTCAGCGCGAACAAAACAAAAAATCAGTAGAACCAAAACAGGTGTAAAAATGGGTCCTAGAAACGACTTATGGAAACAACATATTTCAGAAGCTAAAATAAAGTCACATTATCATTTATCAGAAGAAACAAAAGATAAGATTCGTAACAAACATATTGGAACAAAGGTTTCACAAGAAACAAAAGAAAAAATACGAGAAACTGTGATTAAAAAACAACTTCATCTATCCTTAAATACACCTGGAGCAATACAAAAAAGAATGGAAAGTAGGTGCATAAAAATTGAGTTGCTTAATGAAGATGGCGCGGTAATCGAAATATTCAATTCTGCTACAGAATGTGCAAAATATTTTGGATGTTCCGTTGCGTTAATATCTAGTATTTTGTCAGGAAAAAAGAAGAATAAATATAATATAAGGAGAAAATAAAATGGATAAATCGGGATTTGTAACAACAAGCATAAGATTCACAAGTCGTGCATCAGTCCAGATTAAAGGAAACTATTACACATTCGAGGCGACAATCGAAAGGCAGTGTGCTACTCCGGAACTTATAAGCAACGAAGAGTACGAAACCGCGAAACGTGACCTCTGGGATGAAGTTAATGCCGAGGTCGATAATCAGGTTCAGGACATCGTTGAACTGTTGAAGTCACGTAAATAACCTTTGCATTTTACTTACATATATGTTATAGTATATTTGTAAGTGATGACCACTTATTCCTCAATCAGTTATGTCGGGTAGCTGGTTAAGGTTAACTGAATACTGATTGAGGATTGTGCTCAACCGATGTGTAGCCCGACACTACATAGAGGTTGAGCATTTTCATTCGAGGTGATTTTATTGAAGTTTGAAGAAATCGAATACAATGTTATCGAGTGGCCGGTCAAGCCCATCATTTACTTTTTGATTAAAGATGAAGAAGTTGTATACGTAGGACAAACGATAAACGGTTATGGGCGCATAAACGCGCATACTGATAAAGACTTTGATTATGCTTGTTATATAGATTGTCCTGAATACGATTTGGATAATAAAGAAGGATACTACATTATAAAGTATAATCCGAAGTACAATAAAGCCCTAAATAAAGCTTACATAACAATACCTCGATGCCGTCACAAACTAAATTCATTTATAGCCAAAGAATACAATCGGTTGAATTTGCGTCATGGATATATTTCAAAAAAGAAAATGCAAAAACTGCTTGACACAGAGAAGATTACCGTGTATGAGTACAATGACGAGAAGTACATAAACATTA